ACGAACCCCATGACATAGATCACCCCCGCCAGCCGCGCCGCAGCGCTCTCCGGCGCGGTCCAGGCCACCGGGGCCGAACTGCCGCGCTCGACGACATAGAAGCGGATCCAGGATTTCCCGTTGGTCGGCGGCGCGAAGGCGGAATTTTCATAGGCCACATGGGAATCAGGCCAATGCGCCACCATGCGCGCGGTGATCGCTTTCTTGGCGGCGGCAAAATCAACCATGAGAACCTCAGAATGGGATGTTGTTGCCGTCGATCAGGCTGCGCCAATCCATCGACGCCATGTCCTGCGCCGCCAGATCGGCAGCCGCCGCCATGACGCCGTTGTGATCCTCGACCGTCTGGGCATGAGGGGCGCTGTTCGAGATGTAAACCACGTCATAGGCCTGGATCGAGGCGATGACTTCAGACCCAGCAATCACATCGGCGTCGGTGTATTGGCTGTTGGCGGTGGGCCAGGGCTGATTGCCCATGGCGGGCAGCGCCGCCGTGTTCACGGATCCGATGGAAACCGTCATGCTGTAGCGATATTGGCCGGTCCAGATGTCGCCGCTCTGTTTTGGCGACCATGTGGTTTTGAGCGTCGTCACATAGTGGTAGACAGCGCTTGCATAGGCCTTCGTCGCCTCAGCAACGACGCCATCAACCTCCGCAGCTTGCCAAGCGTTGAGCGCTGCGGCGAATTGGTCGGCGGTGGTGCAGACTGTCGGCATCGGCCAGGCCCAAACGTAAAAAATCCGCCGTGGGAAGCCCCAGGCGGATTTATCAAACTCAATTTATGTAGTATGACGCGGTGTTAGGCGGATTGCAACGGGATCAGTGGAAGAAAGCCAACCCCGCGACAGCAACAACAACCAGTAGCGCAACCATCGGCCAGGGACTGGCTGTGTCTCGAATGACCACCTTGACGTTGACCCCCTGCCCCATCTGATCGCCAGGAAGGCCCAGCCTGCGCTTCAGCGCCTCGGGATCGCGCTGATATTCCTGGAACAACCGCTCCCGCTCGTCGTCGATGGTGTGAAGAAATATCGGCCTCTGCCGCTCCGGCATGGTCTCCGCCATCTTGGCGATGCGCTCTTCGAACGAATGAACACTCCGGGCGCTTGCTGCCTGATCGGTTCGAGCCGTGGCGATGAAGGCCCGCCAAAAGTCCTCGACCATCTCACGGATGGCAGCCTCATCAACGATGAGCTTTTCATACTTTGGGCGAGCGCTTGGACCCGGTATGCGTGCGGTCATGCCGCGACTATAGCGACATGCGACGTGTGATGGAACCGATATCCCCTACCGCGCCTGCACCTCATACGCCCCGACCAGATCGCCGGAATAGCGCGGCGTGACGATGCCAACGCTACGGCACTCGCCATCAATAATCATCCGGTCAACTGGCTGCGGCGGCGGGATCACGCGGCCATCATCGGCCTGGGCCGACAGAACCACCTTCAGGTCAAAGGCTGTGACGGTTGTTCCACTCATTTCCTGCGCCGAATAGCGCGAGATGCGGGCCTTGGCCGGATAATCATTGACCCAGACCACGGAAACAGTCGCCCCAGCCGATACTGGAGCCGCCAGGGCGGGGGAAATGGCAACGGCTCCGAATGATCCATCGACCGCGATTGACCGGCTGGTGACGCTGTAAACGGTCAGATCGCCCGGCAAGGTGAAGCTGTCGCCGACTTCCAGGAACCAATTGCCGTCCGGCGCCGTCAGCGTGATCGTGGAATCCCCCGCCAGGGCGTCGATGGCGACCAAGATATCTCCGTCTACGGGGTTGGTCGGCGCGTTCGGGCCGGTCAGCGTTGTCGTTTTGCGGAAGACGATCATCTTGCCCGTCGCTTCAACGACCTGCGCATAGTGGTAGATCGTCGCGCCGTTGATCTGCGGGAGCTGCTTGATCTGGCATCGCCAGCCGTAATCGGAAAGCTCGGCCTGCTCGATAAAGTAGAGGCGCATAAGATCGTCGGTGACAACATCCTCGATATCAATGTTCACGCCCGCGACAGATGGAATCAGCATTTCCCAGTTCGGATTGGCAACATCTCCCGGAAGCTTCGCCTCATCCGTGCCGCGCGCCGATTTTTTGACAATGGACGCGGGCCAGCCGGACATAAGCGCAGATGTGGTCCTTGCTGAAATGGGGCGCAAAATTGTAACCGTGCGACTGCATTGCACAGAAAGGATTGGCAGCAAGGGCTGCATCCCGACGATGAGGTATGTTCCTGCCGTGGCGCTGATCAGATAATCCCCAGGCTGCGTCTCGCGCCCATCAACATAGGTCGAGAATAGCGGGTTATCGTAGGTCGAGAACCGCTTGAGAGCATCATCAACCCGAAAATGAGCGGGCAGCGTCTTCAGCTTGTTCGCTGGGTCGAGAGGGTTTGATGCGCCGGACGGGCGGTACAGGTCGAACGGAAGGCCGATATTTTGAGCGGCAATGCCATACCCCATGTAGGTGATCGACTGAAGCGTTGCGCCGTCCATCAGAAATTACCCTCTTCCGCCGTCGATATGATGACCCAGCAGCGGCAAAGACTGTGCGCCTTGGGAGACATGAAGCCACCCGGGAAAGGCTGTCCTATGGGCTGCTGGGTGCCGTGCAACGGCCCACAGACAGAGCAGACACGCTCATCGCCTGCCGTGTACCAGCTTTTGATGATTTCGGCGTTCGTCGCCCGTTGCTCTTGCATCCCGCCAGCCACTCGCCCGGCCTGAATCGCATCCCACAGCACGTCATCCGTGATGATCTTAACTCGATCCTTCAGCGCCTTTTCGGCGGCATCGGAAAGCATCTGGTCAAGCAGGCCAGGGGACGTCCCGGTTTCCTGAAGCAGTATCCAGTTCGACAGAATCGCCCCAGCCTGATTCCCATTCACGCCGACGAGATGACTTAGAATGATCTCAGTGTCGGCCGATGAAATGCCGTTTTCCTGCGCCCAAGTGAAGACCTTTTCGACGGCGCGCTTGGTGCTATCGCCAAATTCCTGGACGAATTTCTCTTTCTGCCGCCGCTGCATTTCGAGCGAGGCAGAGTCCAGGCTGTCAAACCCCATCCAGACGGCTCGGGCAGCCTTGTCGAATGCATTGAACGCTGGATCAATGGCAGCACCCGCCGCTTCCTTAAACTCGTTCCATGAGGCCGGGAGCCACCATACGGTCATCACGAATTGAGAGCGCAGAGACAGGAGGGCAGCCAGAAGCGCGGCGGAAATTTCCTTTTTGTGGTCGTCGGCAGCCTTTTTGGCGGCTTTCTGATCGGAAGATAGCGGCGGGTCTTCGGTATCGTCAGCCATCAGCAGCGCACAATCTTTCCGCCAGTCTGGAGCGACGGGCCAGGCGGAAATCCGAGGAAGGCACACATATCGCGCCGCCATTTGTTGAATAGCGCGGAGCGATCCCCAACCTCGTTCTTGTTGCGCGTCCAGACGGCAGCAGCGTCGGTTCCGAGATTGGCTGAGGCGGTGACGATGGCGGTTTCGAGTGTGGCGAGGTTGGTGAGAAAGGTGGCCGTCAAAACCGCCTCCTCGCTTGAGGAAAGAGTTGTCAGTCGCTTGTGCAGCGACATTGTGACCAAGCCGAACTGCCCATAGGCCAAATCCTGATCGTCAGTAATGGGCATGGATGTTCCGGCCAGCGGATAGCCCATCCAACGACGGACATCGGTCATTTGTGCGTCGGTGAGGGCCATCCCGAATTACTCCTTGGCTTTGATTTCTTCGGCCTTGGCCCGCAGGGCTTCGTCGGTCGAGTTCTTGGCGACAGGAACGCCATTTTCTTTCAGGAAGGCGAACAGGGCGGCGCGCTCGGCCTTGCGAGCGGCTTCGTCGGGGGCGTCCTCAGCGTCATCGCCCTTGAAAAGATCATGATCCTCGGCAAGATCCGCCTCATTGATGACGATATAGCCATGCGGGTTGTCGTCCGACACAGGCACGATGATCTTGACGGTTTTCGGATGCTGCATGATGCGTAGCCTCGTGAATGCCAAAGAAAAGGCGGAGGCCGAAGCCCCCGCCCCTAAGCCGTCAGCCCAGAAGGATGGCGGTGTGGTTCTGCTTGACGTTCTGCACACCCCAGGCCAGACGCACATGGAAAACCATCTGCATGAACTGGCGATAGACAGCCACGTCGAAGGTGATGCCAGTCACCGGGTCGGTGACCTGGATCATATCGTCGGCCATGTCCATGGCGCGGCCATCCGGGCCGACCGGCAAAGCGGGAGGCCGGGTGACCAACTGGATGGCCGAGCGGCTGAAGGCCACGTTCGGGGTAGCCGAAGCCCCCACAGCCATGGCGGTAGCCGAAGCCGCAATGGCCTGTTTCAGGCCGGGAGCGGCAAGGGTAATGACGCCGGGGGCGGCGACGCCGGTAGCGACGACATACTTGTTGCTGTCGCCCGCGAAGGTCACGGTGTCGCCAGCCAGGGCGGTGCCAGTGCCGGTGATCAGGGTGATTGCGGTGGCACCAACGGCATAGCCAGCGGTGTCGGTGGTATAGCTGGCGCCAGTTCCCTTGGTCACGGCCTGCACGGCATTCGAGTTGCGAATGTCGAAGCCTTCCAGGCGGCCGATAATGCCTTCACGCAGCAACTGTTCGGTGCCGGATTCGTTGACCTTGAACAGGACGTTCTGCTTACCGCGCAGATTGGCGATGGCCGCCGATCCCAGGACAAGCTGCAAATCGCCCTGCGGAGCGCCGTTGTCGTCCAGGATCTTACGGGCCTGGGCGATGTCCGACAAATCGCCGGCCGTACCGAAGGGGGCGGTGCCAGCGGTGCCATAAGCGCGGGAAGCGTTCTGATAGGCGGTGGCCCATAGATCAATGTCGATCTGGTTGGTCAGGGCGCGGAAAGCCTGCGAAAACTGATTGACCAGAATGCCGTTATAGCTTCCGGCATTGATCAGGCCACGCTGCTCTTCACCGTTCCAGCGGATCGGGGCGTGCTTGGACTTGGAAATGGTCATCGACACGTTGCCAACGGTCTGATCGCCGGTATTCGGCGCGGTGACGGCGGCGGTGTTGTCGGCCAGGGTGACGGCGGGAGCGATGGGAACCAGAATGGTCTGGTTCAGAGCGGCACGTTCGGCGCTCGAGTTGCGGGAAACGGCGGGGATAAAGCCGATCTGCTCACGGCTCACCACGTCGAGGGCTTCGTAAATGGTCGGAATCAGACCAGTCAAAGTGTTCGCCATTGTGGCGGTCTCCTAAGATGGGGAAGTTTTTATTGAGTTGAGCTATCCGGCTCGTTCGCCTTCCCCATCCGGGGAATAGGCAGCAGAATTCCACCTTCCGGCGTTAGTCGGTGATGGTGTGGGTCTTGGCGGCGGTCATCTGATCGTGCGCAGGAAGGGCCTGGAATGCGGCGCGGCTCATCGTCTTGCCGCCGCCATTCGCGCCACCCGAGCCGCGAGCGCCGCCGCCAGAAGCGCCGGAGCCTTTGAGGATGGAATCGCGGTTGGGGTACTGCTCGACCAGAAGCCCAAGAGCCTCGTCAAACCCGGCGACTTCACCGGGGCGTTCTCGGCTGTAGACCTTCTCGCCGTTGCTGCTGTAGGCCACGATAGCATCGCCCTCAACCTTGAACGCTTTGCCGAAAGCGGCCTGGGCAAGGTCGGCGGGAATGGCGAGCTTGTCGGAGATGAACTTGGAGCCATTGAAGGCATTGCCGATGGTCTGCTGAACCAGCTTGGCCCCGAGGGTGTCGCGTTCCTCCAGCACCGGCTTATATTTGTTTTCCAGGGCCGTCAGCTTTTCAGCCCAAGCCTTGTCGGCCTCAGCCTTGATTTTGTCCACCTCGCCAGCGGCCACAAGGCTCTTGCTGTCGAGATTGGCGACGGTTTCAAGGGCCTTGCGAGCGGCTTCCGGGTCCAAGCCTTCATAAGTCTTCAGCTTGGCCTCGAATTCTTCCTTGGCGGTGCGGTGCCCCTTGGCCTCGCCATTCAGGCGCTTGATCGTCTCGACGGTTCCGGGGGCGTCGAAGGGAATTTCGCGGTTGTCATCGTAGACATATACCGGCTTACCGTCAGCCAGAACGGCGTGTCCCTGTTCGTCCAATTTGAGCTTCATGTGGTGCTTTTCCTAATGGCCCCATCCGGGTGCCGCACACCCCGCAGCATCCGCAGCCGGGGCAACAAAAAACCCGCCGAATTGGCGGGTTGGGTTAGTCGTCTAGATCTACCTCATCTTCGGGAGGATCGTCTTCGCCCGAAGCGCCATCCTCACCTTGAGGGGCGCTGGCACTTGATGCGGCCTTGTCTTTCGCCGCCGCGGCAAGGCGCTTTTTTTCGTCCTCCCAGGTCTTGCCAGGCGGCAAAATGTTGCGCCTCTGGAGGCCCTCAAAAGCGGTTTCCGGCGACACGTAGCCCTTATCCGCCGCGCCCAACAGAGTGTTCGCCGACTGATCGGACAGGCTCGCTGCACCGAAGTCCTTGAACATGGTTACTTCAACGTCAGCCGCCTCACCGCTCCAAGTGCAGAGCCATTCCAGGGCTTCCTCTAGGGATTCCTCGAAGTTCTCGGTGATGCGCTGCAGAATGGACTTGCTTCCCTCGCCCTCGCTTACGGTCTGTGTGGCGGTGGTGACGTTTGGCCTTTGAACCAGCAGTTCCGCGCCGATCTGGCGCATTTGGTCCTCAAGGTCGGCCAGTGAGGCGCTACCAGCCCCGATTGCCTGCCCGGTGTGTTCCACAAACGTCAGGTCTGCATCGGCGGAGTTGACCAAGGTGGCACTTTTGGAGCCAATCGAAAGCTTATAGTCTTCCGGGAAGCCCTTTCCAAATAGAATGGGTACGCGGGCAACATGCAGAATGTTGTCTTGATCGCTCTGCGACTGCCAATGCTTGACGTTCAGATAGGCCAGATCGAGAAGCGGCGGGCGGCCAATGCCGAGGCCATCCCGAATGCCGTAGAAGAATACAAAGGGAATGCGATCCAGAGCGACGCCCTTAACCTTGTGCTCTCCGCTCCCCGCTTCAGCCCAGACCTCATTCCCGGAGGCGTCTTTCTCGATCCGCCAGATCTCCCACTTTCCGGGGGATAGCACGCGGACCTGGGTGATAACCTTCTCGCCGAAGTCGCCATCAGGCTCGGTAATGGTTTCGAGCAACCGGAGCTGCGTAAGGTTTCCGCCACTCGCACGCCACCCCAGGATGGATTGCGCCTTATAGGTGGCGCAGTACGGGCGAATCCCCGCCTCATCCTCATCCGCCTTGGTGCGAACGCCATCGGCTGGCGGCACGTCGATCAGAACACCCACAAGGCCGGGGCGCAGGCATTCCAGCATCAGGGAGCCCGCATAAGCATGAAGAGTCGCCCCCTCCCCGTCGATGTTCTCGAGCAGATCATCAAGCGTGGTCGGGAAGCCCTCCAAGGTGATGGCTTTTGACAGCGGCTTGGCGGCGTTAACTTCGGTCGTGCGCGAAAAGGCGGGAAACAGCGTGGCAATGGCGATGCGGGCCGCGTAGTCGTCTTTGTCCTCGCCAGGGAAGCGCGGCATAAGAGATTCGCCAGCATCACGCATGGACCGAGTCCCGCCGCACAGGGCCACGATCTGGGGCCACTCCTTCGCCATGTCAGCGACGGCGGCGGTTTGGGAATCGACGGTTGATGCCATGGGGGCTCGCTATAATTAGTAGCCTATGAGCTACATTCTAGTTGACAAGATCGTAGCTCATAGGCTACATTAGCTTTATGAAAACGATCCGCACCACTTCCGAATTCTCTAACTGGCTATCTGGTCTCAAAGACCAGGGCGCGAAGGATCGGATTGCGATGCGGCTTGATCGCGTGAAGCGCGGCCTGTTTGGTGACGCCAAATTCTTCGATGGAATTGGAGAACTGCGGATCGACTGCGGCCCCGGATATCGCCTCTACTTCGCCCAGCGCGGGAACGACATCGTCATCTTGCTTTGTGGCGGAAGCAAGAAAACCCAGAAATCTGACATTGAAAGGGCCAGGGCCATGAACGCAGAAACAGACTAAATACGTTATATAAGTAATTCTAGAAATGTATCATATAAATATTGTCTATGCGGTGAAGATAATGACTATAACCACTAGCGAATGGGATCTATCAGACCACATCAAGAACAATGAAGACGCAGCACGTCTGCTTAATCTCGCCCTTGAAGAAGGCGATGAATCAGATGTTGCCTCCGTCCTTGGCGCAATCGCCCGATCAAAAGGGATGACCAAGATTGCCCGGCAGTGCGACCTCTCGCGGGAGAGCCTTTACCGGGCCTTGAGCGCAGATGGAAACCCTAGCCTTGGGACAATCCTAAAGGTGATGAAGGCTGTCAATGTGAAGCTCACCGCGAAGCCTGCCGCCTAAATCCTGAGTTTGACGGCGGTGGCTTTTGCCTGGGGAATTTGAAACATCTCAAAAGCCCCACTCAGCGCGTCAACATCATCGTCGTGCGCTGCTTCGGGAAAGCCTTCAAGCGTGGTGAAGAAGTCTTCGTTCCAGGGTGCGCGGAGAATGGCAATATTCCCCGCCCTGGCCTGAGACGATACCGGCCCGAAGCGCGTAACCTTATCGCCGCTCTCTCGCGCTGCGCTGACGGTATAGCTGGATAGCTGCCTGACGAAATATGCAGACTGCGACTTTCCGGCCTGTCCGGGATCTTGCGGCAGGCCAATATGAACCGGCTTGCCGTCAGCAGATGCGGTATTGAGCAGCGCCGCCTCAACCCCGGCTGGGGCTTCTCTCAACCTACGCACATCCAGCACGTAATAACGGCCTGCGGCATCTTTCCCCAGTTTCAGCCCAATGGTCCAGTCGGGATCGTTGGTTTCGGTCTTGGGTGTGGCCGCCAAATCCCAATAGCGCACGGTCTTCAGCCCGGCCGGAACCGCGTCAACCACCTCGCACCAACTGCGTTGGAAGTACAGACCGGCGGCGGGGCGGATCTTCCAGTTGCCGCCCAGCAAGCGCTCCCGCTCCACCGTGGGCATGCTCATCAGATTTGCGTAATAGCCGGGATCGGCGGCCATCAGCGCCGTGTTGTCCGTCAGTTTTGCAGGAATGAACGTCACCGACTTCGGCGGAATGATTTGACCATCCGGGGTGCGCTGCTCCGGCAAATCCTCCGGCTTATCGCCCCACTGGATGACATCACCGTGGCGCGTGAACCAGCGCAGAACCCCGGCCCGCTCATTGATCGGCAGACCGCTGTCGGGATCGAGCCACCAGGCGATGAACTCAGCAACCCAGCTATCAGCATCGGGATTGCAGGTGGCGCGGATATAGGGCCGCACGCCGCAGGTCGAGCGGTTGCGCGACAGCATATAGAAAAACTGCGACTTGCTGAAATGGGTCAGCTCGTCGAAGCAGATCAGGGCCAGGGCGGTGCCCTGCCAATCGTAGACCGTCTTTTCCTCGGACAGATGGCCGAAGCGCACCTTGGCCCCGCTGGCGAACGACCATTGCAGCGGCTGGCTGATCGAGGACGCGCCGGGGATGACGCTATAAAGCTTGGCCGCCTCATCCCACAACCCGCCTGGGTTGGTCGCCTGCACCAGATTGCGGCGGAAGATAACGGAAGTGAATTCCGGGTTATGGACGTGGCGCAACGGCTCCAGCAACAGCGCCCAGGTCTTGCCGCCGCCCGCGCCGCCGCCATAGATGGCAATGTCCGCCGGGCTGGACAGGAATGTCTCCTGCGGGCCTGGCTGCGGTCGGATGGTCATCGGTCAGCGTCCGTTGTTGGGGAGTTCGTAGATCGCCACGGTTGCGGCGGTTTCGATGGGGCCGCCGTCCTTGCCGGTCAGTTCATGCTTCTGCCGGTTTGTATAGGCGTCGCCAGCCTCTTTCGCCGCCTGCTCCAACAAGGAGGCTGCGAGGCCAATAGCCCCCATATCCTCAGCTTTCGAGGCCATGCGCTCCAGGCGCTTCAGGCGCACAGCGCGATGAGAAACACCGATCGAGGATGTATCGGCCAGAAACCGATTCCGCGCCCCCTCAAAAACCTGCCGCCACTTGCTGGATAGTTTGCTTCCGGTGACCTTGTTGGGGTCATAAGCTTCGACCTGCTGCGGCGTCACGGTTAACCCAAAATCGGCTTGGATTGCCTTCGCGACTTGCGTCGGGCTGTCAAAGCAGGCCAGAGCCCGCACGATGTAGGCTTTCACGTCATCGGTGAGAGCGGCCATCGGTTATAATCCATTCCAAGCTGTATCCAAGGAGCACTAGCCGCAGCAAGTGCCGCAAGCTTTTCCAATGTCGACCGCGCCGATCTCAGGGGCAGCCTGCGCCGCGGCGACAAAGGCCAGGGCCGATTCACCGGCAGCCGCAATACCAAATCGCCTCACAACAGAGACAAATTCTTCAACGTCGTGGCCCCGGATCGCAAACTTTGGGCGCCCATCAGAATCAAACTTTGGTGCGCCAAATTCATCTTTCGCCTGGGCGCAGTGGCAAAGTTCATGATCCACCAAAGCGCAGAATGCGATATCCGAGCAGTCCCGCGCATAATCGGCGTCGAAGGTCAGGATAAAGTCGGGAACTTCGCCAAACCATTCGCAAAGCTGCTGCTCAACGCGCGCCTTCTGCCACGCCCCGCCCTGCGGCCGGGGAGATTCGGCCTGCCCAATGATGCGGCGCATCTGTCTGACGTTTAAGCATGATGCCCACAGCACGCCGATGCGCGCAAATTCGAGATGCGCGTACTCCGGGCTGTACAGCGGGCCAGATGGCTCGATGTAGTTTGAGCGCACCCAGCGCTCAACATCCGGCGATGGACAAAAATGACGCCCCTCAACATCTGCGGGCGGGGATGGTCGCGCCGGGACGGCTGGTTTCGCCTTCGCCATCACCTAAATCCCCTACTCGCCCGGCCACCGCTTTCCCGGCTCATTCCGGGTTGGCGGCGGGTATCCGGCGAGGCTGCGGCCATTGCCAGCGGTGCATGAGGCCGGAAGGGGCTGGCACGCATGGCCGCTTGGTATGCTCCGGCCCTCGCGGGGCCAGCCGAGAACCCCTCCGGCATTTGATGGGCGGCGGCCTTGTCGCGCTCAGGCGAACATGGATGGAACCCAGCACAGCCGCCGCCTTACCCGATGCAACCCCCGCGTCCGATCGGGTCCGCTCCATCAAAGACGGCTTGCGGCAATAGCCTAGGACAACGCTCGTGCATGGGTGTCTGAATTTAGGCTCGGTCGCTTTCCCAGCTGGGGAGATACACGACCGAGGGCGCAGTCCAGCGCGTGGCCAGGATGCCCTGGGCATAGTTCCGCCCCGTAACGTCGGCGGTAAGGGTCATCACGGCCTGCGGTCACACGCGGCAAAGTCCGATGCAGTCCGGCACCGGCGCGGCCTCTGCGAGCTGGCTGGGCGCAGAAACGAAAAAATGCGCCGTGGATTGCTCCAGGCGCACTTCTCAAACTCAATTTATGTAGTATGACGATGTCCGGCGGCTTGGTCAAGCGGCTTTGCGCACCTCATCGGACCTGTAGCCGAAATGATCGGCCAGGGCGTCAAGGCTCCGCCGCACCCAGGCCAAACGGGTTTCGGTTTCAGGCTCGATCTCCCGGAACAGCAGATCGCCCAGAGCATTCATGGCGCCAGACCCGCACTGGCAGCCCTTGACGATCTGCTCGACCTTGCGGAAGTCATCGGCTTTCCGAACGCGCTCCTGCTCAAGTTCCAGCGCCTCGTCAGGCGTCAGCGC